CAGCTCAAGCACGCGCCGCACCGCCGGCGGCAGATCTTCCGTTTCAAGCTGCCGCTCGATTGCCTTGCGGTCGAGCTTTTGCGCCGTGCAGCCATGGTCCTGCAGCCATTGCAGCAGCCGCGTGACCTGGTTGATCCCGGTGACCGTGCGGCCGGTGGTCTCGGCAAGTTCGGCGTCGATCTTCGGTGCCGCCGCCTGCGCGATCCGCCGCGCGGCTTCGGCAAATTGGCGATCAACACAGAACCCGCGCTCGTTGATCTTGCAGCTCAGCGCCCAGAGCGTCTGTTCCGTCGCCGACAGCGGCGGCAACCGCTCAAACAACTCACGTTCGACTTCGACATCCTGCCGACAATAGTCGTAGAGCCGGCGCAGACGATCATCATCATCAAACCAGTGGACCTGGCCTGGGTCTTCACCCTGACGCGCACGCCGCGGCTTCGACATCTGATGCATCAGCCGCTCACCGGCAACATCTTTGCGGTTTGCTAGCTCGAGCGCAGCGGCTGGCATGCTCAACCGCGCCGGCAATCCAAGCGCAGATGCTGCGGCCATCGTGCAGCGGTGCTGCGCCGACGGAATTTCCGGCCAGCCATGACGCGGCACCATGATGTGATGCTCGATCGCGGTCTCAAAGGCGTCATTGTGCGCGCACACGATCCAGCTCGGATCCGCCGCCGCTTCGATAAATTCCGGCGGCACTGGATCGCCGGGGATCCACAATTGCACCGGTTCACCATCGACGGCGAAAGCACAGCAGGAAACTTCGGTGCCGGGATCGGCCGCATAGCGGTGAGTGCCGACGTGCCTGAGCAGCAATTGACCGCGCGTCTCGTAATCCCGATGCAGCACATGCTGCACAACAGGATCGGTTGTATCTGCGATGATGGTGCGGATCGGCAGCGGCAGAGGCTCATGCATCGCCGTCACCCCAACACTGCGCGTAATCACCGAGGGCTAGGCGCTGCGCGTCGAGAAATTCGTCTCGCAAGTATTCTTCGATCGCCTCTTCCCGCTCGGACGTAGGCGCGGTTTCGAAGATCTGCATGATCGCGACTGTGACGACGACGGCGCGGTGGTGATAGACTCGGCGGCGGGTGGCGGATAATGCATCGAACATGGCAACCGTCCCATTTCATTGACGCGTGCGAGCGTCGGTGGTAGGACGGCACCGCTGTTCCAAGGCGATACACATCCCCAAAAATAATTAGTGCCCAGGCATTCGCGCCTGAGCACTAATTCTGTCTAAGCGGTATTTTCCGCCGAGCGCTTCAACGCCTCGAGCGCACGGTCCACGAGATCCCTAATCGCTCCGGGCAACGTCGGGATGTGTTCTGGTCCGCGGCGATATTCGTTAATCTTCTTGACCTGATCGGGCGAGACCCTGACTTGCACCGGCAGCGAACACTGTGGTGGGATGGTGGGTCGCATGGTTAACCTCCGTGGTTGATTGGAGGCTTACACCAGACCAAACCCATCTGCCGCGGCGCGTTTCTGCGTTATTTTCGACCCAAATGCACCGGGGCAATCCACTTCCAATGGCTGCGCGCCCGCAATGCCCCGCGCACTTGCTCGACAGACACATCCCCGCCGAGGATCACTTGAGCGAGATCGGCGATTTGCTTCATGTCCGGATTGGGGATGCGGAGATCGCCGGTGGCAAGCTTCTTTAATTCCTTCACACGGTTCGCGAACCACTTGATCGCCGCGACCCGTCCGGCATTTTTGTCTTTGCTCTTCTGCGTGACGCCAAGCCGGGACAGGTTCCACTTGGCAACGTGTTCGGCACCCTCGATTCGCATTTCCAGTAAGGCCAGGCCACTTCCCATTGCTTCAATTTGGTCGAGAGGCACCGACTGCCACGCTAGCAAGTGTGGCAACCGCGGATCGGACTCGGATGGTTCTTTACGCTTGGAAATGATCCCGGTTTTCTTATCACCAAGGAAGCCGCGCAGAAGGCCAGCGGCTTTCCTAAGCTCCGGCACTTGCTCCAATTCCTTTTGCACACTCCTTTTCAGTAGCCGGAACGTGCGGGCCAATTGCTCAGCCTCAATGCACGCTCCTAAAAAAAGCATTGTGTGGTCGGCCTGACTCAGCCAGTCGAGACCGTTAAAGGCGTCGGCAGCAGCGGGGCACCCGGCCAAGCGCTCGAGCAATTCGCGCGCTGGCGCGTCCAGCTTGTCTTCGTACTTGGTGCGATAGGCCTCAACCGCTTTGCGCAGCGCAGCCTTGGCTGCCGTCACTGCAGTTTGTGTTATAGGTCGACTGCTCATTCCGGCGGCTCCAACGTCGGTTCCGAGAAGTGGGGGCCGGGTAGTCAGACCCGGCCCTTGCGCTTAGATATGCCTAGACCGCCATTGATGCTCGCATTTGCCTGGCATTGTGCTCGTGAGAGTCAGAAATTCTATGTTGGGCACAGGCAGCGCCTATCCTGCGGTGGACGGCCGGTCCTGATGGCCCGCAATAAAGCGCCACCCATGCTGCTCTTGCGCCATGCGTTCAATAGTTTTCGCCGGCCGCGGCCCGTCCAGCAATATCGCATGCAGAAATTCGGTCGGCGTCAGCGCCGGCACGGCAACCGCGTCATGGGCCGGCGCGGGCGGCGACACAGCCAGCGTGGTCTCGAGCACGTCGGCACAGCGTTCCCGCCAGGGCAAATTAGACGGGGTAAAGAGCCTTCAAACGGCGCTGGGGGCGATGCCTCACAGTGTCCTCCTCGGCTGCCATTGCCTCGGCATCGGTCTGCAGGATGCCGCTGCCGCGCAAGAAACTGATCGCCTGTGTGACCGAGTCCGTGGCGTCGTCGTATCGGCCTTTAGGAAACAGCTCCATTTCATCGATGACCATTTGGGACCAGTCTTTGACGGGCGCATAGACCAACCCCTGCGCGAACGTCGGCTGCGCCGCCAGAGCACGAACAACCTTGTCGCCCTTTGGATTGACAAGTTGCACGCTCCAATTTTCATCGAAGTGCAGTCGGCGCAGTTCCTGATGGACGGTCAGCCCGCTCGCCTTGCCCTCGATCAACAAAATGCTTGCTTGCCACTTCCTCATGCTGTGGGTGACCCACTCGACCAGCCCCCAAGCCTTGCCGACACGTTTGGCCCATAGCGTGTCCTTGTACCTTCGGATCTTTGCGTCGTCGCCAAGCTGAAGGATCTCGTGCTCGAGCCGCGGCGTAGTCGAGCCGTGCATCTGTAAATGCTTGCGCCAGGCGTCTATTAGGATGACGCGGGTCTTCCCCGTTCCTGGGTGTTTGAACACACCCCACACGGTCAGCGCCGAGGGATCGTTCTCCTGCTTTTCGGTGAACGCGCTATCGAGCGACGCGATCACCAGATCGATGACCGGGAAATGTGTTCCTTCCCAGACTTGCCACCATTCAGATTTGAAGATCCCGCCGCCCTTCGGTTGCGGTGATTGCTGCAGACGGCCTGATGCCATGTAGGGGCCAAGGCCGGTCTTGATGGCCTCGACTTCCTTGGCACCAAACCGCTCCGGCCACATCAACTCGCCGTTGCGGTCGTCCAGTTCGACGGCAGCCTCGGCGTCACGCGGCAGGCCATTTTCAACGAGCGGAATGCCATCCTCATCAAGGCCGCGCGGATCATTCCAGCCGAGCGATGTCGAGCAATGGCGTCGCCAATCGTATTCCATCGGAATCATCAAGATGGCACCAATCGTCGTCGCCCGACAGGATCGTGCCGCTGACGTCTGATTCATGCAGGCGCTGCATGATCACCACGATGGCGGATTGTTTCGGGTCGTTCAGGCGTGTGGTCGATAGTTCCGACCACCAGTTCGATACCGTTTCTCGTTCCGCCTCGCTTTCGGCCTGCGCAATGTTGTGGGGATCATCAACCACAAGGACATCACCGCCGATGCCCAGAAGTGTGCCGCCAACACTGGTCGCAAGGCGCGAGCCGCCCTCGGAATTATCGACCTGGACTTTCGTATTCTGGTCATCGCGGAAGGTGTAACGAGATCCCCAAAGCCGCTGATAAAACGGCGACAAAATCAATCGGCGCGTCAGGTTGGCGTTGCCTAACGCCAAGGTGTGGGAGTAGCTGCCGGTCAGAAACCGCACCTGGGGTCCACTTCTGAAGGTCCGCTCACGTCGCGCCCACGTCCAGGCAATCCAGCAGACCGACGTGATGATGGTTTTCCCGCAGCGCGGCGGAAAATTAATGAGCAGCCTGGAAATCCTGCCTTCAGTCACCGCCTGCAGGTGCTCGCACAGGGCGTCGATGGCCCAATTCCCTTGATAGGGTGCCGCATCAATGAAAGGCCATGCCTCCTCGACGAATTCGATCAGACTACCCTCGAGACGCAGCCGCTCGCCCTCAAGCGCATCGGTCGCCTGGCGTTGTGCGCGGACTTGGCGGATCAGTTGGACAAGAGTCGGGGGCTCGGTCATGCGGCGATATAAATGCCAGCGAATTTTGTTTGAAACAAATCCATGTTAGCTGGCTGAAACCCCTGCGCCAGGC